ATTTGGGTCTGTGTTAGGCCAAGCATCTAGCAATAAATTAAAATCTTTTTTTAATTTAATAAATCAAAAAATAGAATCTGGGAAAAATCCTTGGAATAAATTGTTAGTAGTTCAAGTTCCTTGGTTTATGTCTTTAAATAAAGATAGTGCGATTAAATTTATTGACACTAAAATACATTCACTAGCTTATGACGGGACAATTAAAACTGTTCCATTTTTTAAATTTAACTCACCATATGCCCTTCAAAATGGATTTACTTTTGTTTTTAATGATCCTGTGTATACTGCCGGAGAAGAATCCAGTGGCATAGGTAAAGTATTTACAGGAAAGTATCTATGTAAAGGATTTAGGCACACTATAACATCTGATGGGGCTTTTTCCGAGTTTACCGTATTCCGACTACCTCAATCTGGCGAGAACCCTATATTGAAATAATAATTATGGATATTAGATTAGCTGAAATTACATTAATTACTGCACAAACAGATTCTACTGGTAGGAGATCATTTCAATATGCGGCGACTCTTCAACCGGGGGGAGAGCCTATTACAGTATTTCATACTTCTCCTTACTACGGATCAGAATCTGGATTTGTTGGGTTACCAGAAAAGAACTCTACAATTGTTGTCTGCCAGCCTACTGGAACAAAAAGTTACTTTTACTTAGCGACTTGCATGAATACTCAAATGGGTGAGTATTTTGGTAATAGTGACAATGCAAAACTAAGAGCAGTTGATGAGGCTATAGGCAAACTAGGTATGCCTCAAAAAACCGTGCTAAAAAATCCAGAAGGCCACATGATAAGTTTGTGTCAAAATTATGATGAGAAAAAAGAATCCATGGAAAATGGAATTCATATAAAAACTAAAGGGGGGAAGTACATTAAATTAGAAGATGCCCCCAAGATGAATAACATCATAATGAAAGTTGACGATCCTGAAGATGAAAAAAATGATATAGCTTTCATAAACATACAACAAAAAAGCCCGGAAGAGCCTTTCGAAGAAGTATCGGCTATTGGATTCTCGCCTCCACCATATAGTATAGACATAGGAGCTACGAATGCTGTTAACATGACTTCTTTTAAGTCGGACATAAAACTTGCAGTCATTGATGGTGGGCAAATTGACATTATAAATAATTCTACTGGCAATCAAAAAACGGATGAAACTGACTCAACCCCCGGAAATATAAATATTGAATCCCCAGAAGGGGACATTAATCTATCCGTGGGGGGGTTACCACAATCAGGGGTAGACTCATTTTTTGGCACACCTTATCAATCTAGTAGAGTAGCAGCAATTAATATTAAAGCCACTGGGGGGGATTTAACTGCTATAAATATAGAATCCGCAGGTAGTCTTTCATTAAAAGGTAAAAAATCAGTATATATAGGTAGTGACACTAGCGTTACCATAGAGGCTCCGTCAATAATTTTAATTACTAAGGGGCAAACTACAGGAACACCCACAGGCCCGGCTACTGGTGTTGACGATTTCTTTGGAAACAGTTCAGCTAATGCAGGAGGTGGGGCAGGGAACGGTGGTCAAATTAAACTTTTGGGTGGAGAAATAACAATTACAGGTACTGGCCCTGTTACTAACTTGCAATGGCCTTGATTAATATAAAAAATGAAAGCAAATTTAAACATAGTATCTAAAGCATTAGGTCAACCAGATACAGTATCTAATTCTATAACCAATACTAAGGTATCTTTCGGATTGCCTGAGTGTCTTTTAGATCTTGCTAATGGTGATTTGTTAGATCTTTTACCCACTAATTCTATTACAGAATTACTTGCAAAAATTCAATCTGCTCAATCTACGGCTGTAGCAAAAATCTCTCAAATAAAAAGACAAACTTTATTAAACACGGGACTTTATGTTGATGAGAATAACAACAGCTATGTTTTTAAATCAATTTATTCATATCAAAAACCTAGCTATGGATTGTCTGACTTTACTAAAGTTTTAACTTTAGTAACTAATGAAAAAATATACAAGAACAAACCAGATGCAAATGAAAAGATTGAAAAAAATAGATCTTTAATTTCAGAAGTTAATCAATATGAAACTTTTATAACTGGGGCTGAATCCGAAAAAGCCAAGCTCAGTCCAAACTATATTGATCAGAAGTATGCCTCTCAGATAGCTCAAATTAATAGCATAAACACTTTTTTAAAAAGAACAAATCAAGCTTTAGAAAAAATAGAATTTACCTTATACAATAGATCAATAAATCCAGACTTGGAGCCAGTTTTTATTGGAGAAGAATTTTCTAATTTTGGTTTGGTTGATGAGTCAGCAACAGCACAATCTACGGCAGATATTGATCCTATATTTAGATTAGTTTTTGGGCCACCAAAATCAAAGAGTGGGCAGTTTTTACTATCAGTTGATGGTTTATATTATGACTCACAAAAGGGGGGATTACCTGAAGTTTCTGGATTCATTCCATCAGGAAAAGAACACACCTTTGAGTTTGATCCTAATTTAGGTGGTAAAGGCGTTATGGTGTCAATGAGAAACTTCTCAGATCTAATTGACACGATTTTTGACCCAAAAAAAATAAACACGAGCCAGAACTTGCTTGACCACTACAGAGCCGACAAATTGATAACTACTTTGGAGGGTCAAAGAGATAAACAAGTAAATGACCTTAATAAGAAAATACAAGATTCCATATTAGAGGGGGAAGTAGAAGATTCCGCGTATGTTATCAACCTAAAGCAAGAGATATTATCAACGATTGGCTTGTATGAAAAGAAAATAAATAAAAGAAAAAAGCAAATTGAAATTGCAATTACCGCACCTTATTTATATGGAAAACAGCCAAAGTTTAATTTTGGGGAAGTTCCTGTAAATGACTTCACTCACCTAGCAAATTTAAACTTACCAGTTTCATTAGAAAAACAAAAACGATTGACATTCAAGAGTGGTGATGTTAATGGCGTGGTTTTGCCAATTAAACCTAGGTTCGTAAAAGCTCAAGAATCTGCCAATGTTAAATTAGGTAACAGATTTACTATCCCGCCAGTATCACCAGCGGCCATAGTTTACGGTGATGTTCCTACTAGTTCTACTCAAACTACATTGTCTTTAACAGATTCAATACCTACAGACGGGTTAGTTTCAATTTATAATTTATTGCAAGGTGACACTGTTCTTCCGGGGTCTAGAGACTTTAAGATATTAAATTCTAACCCAAAATATTACAATACAAGCTCCCCAGAGATTTACAATAATGCTCAATTGGTTGGTATATCTCCTAGCTCAGTTTACAATTTAGGATTAGGAATTCCATATTTAAAAGGAATAACAAGCTTAGATGCGTCTGGAAATTTAAGTGGAATAGGTAGTTACATCCGCCTCCCTGATACAAGCGAATACCGAGATTTAGCTTATAGAAAGACAGGGTTTACTTTTGAGTGTTGGGCGTATGTTCCAAATGTATTGTCAGTTAGCTCTACCGTAGACCCTACTTTTGGTTATGGGGTTTCATCTTATCACAGACTTCTTTTGGCTTGTGAAAACAATGCAGGAAATCCATCTAGTGTTTTTGAAGATGATGAGGCAGTAGCTTCCGAAGTTGTTAAAGGTTTAGTTATAGGGTTTACCCGAGATAGACAAATCACACTTAATCAAGAGCCTAGTGACAATTCTGCTGACAATCCTGTTGCCAATAGTGTGTTTTATGTGGCACCTACAATTTCTACAGATACCTCAAATGTTTCCTTTACAAACTATACGGGGTGTCCTGCGGGGTCGTTTGAAGTGCTCAAGGCAGCAGTTCCAGTTTCAGCAGCAATAGGGGCTACTGGTAAATATCTATCTTCTGTAGCAAATCAATTTATGCATTTTGTGGTTTCCTTAAATTTAAACGAGGATTCTCTAAAAATATTTGTGGACGGTGTTGAAATGTACAACCAAGTATTTTCTCAAACTTTTTACTTGGAAAGAGGTACATCATTTAGATGCCCGTCATTTGTAACCCCAGATAGTTTTAATTACTCTTTGAGCAGCACGGGATCTCTTTATTTTGCAAACGGGCCTACTGCTCCAAAATTTACACCTTGGATAGTTGGTGGTGGATTTACTGATGGTAATCGTGTGTTCAATAGTGGATTTATGGGTCCGGGGCATGGATTAACTTCTGGATTAAAAGGATATGTAGGAAGCATTAAATTTTATTCTAGACCTCTATCTACTGATGAGGTATCTACTAATTACAATACCCAAAAGGGATTTTTTAAAAATATAGATTTAACATAATATGGTTACGATTTATGGAACTACTCAAAATAAACAGGTAAAGCAGTCTGTAACCACACCTGCTCCTAAAAAATATGGGTTGCATTTCCCTGTAGGAACTTCCCCCAAAAATAACACATTCAACAAGGGTTATTTTATAAAATCCCATGGTGATGATTTAATTAAAAATAACTTAAAACAGTTACTAACAACCATTCCGGGGGAGCGAGTTATGTTGCCTAACTTTGGGGTGGATTTAAAAAAATATTTATTTGAACCTTTAGATGAGCGAACTTTCACAAGCATTAGGCGGGAATTATTGACAGCATTACGACAGTACGCACCTAATGTAGAAGTAATAAAGCTCACAGTTTTATCGTCAAACGAAATTAGTTTAACGGGGGTTGCGTCTATAGATATAAAATTAGATTGTCAAATTATAACTGAGACTTATGAAGTTAAACAAGTTGATATAGATTTTAGGGTAGGTGTATAATGGCATTTAATGGAAAAGTAGAATCTGATTTTTTAAAGTTATCTACAAATGTAGAAACTAAGCAAGAGTTGCTAAATTTTACTGCAAATGATTATGCTACTCTGCGAGAGGCTTTAATTAACTACATAAAAACTGCATACCCCCTAGACTATGAAAACTTTGTAGAATCTGATTTGGGTGTGATGTTAATTGAATTAGTTGCTTACATGGGCGGCGTGTTGTCTTTGAAGGCAGATATGTTAGCAAATGAAAATTATTTGTCAACTGCTAAGAATAGAAACAATGTAGCCAAATTATTAAATTTAATAGGGATAAAAATGAAGGGTCCAATTTCCGCTGTAGCGGATGCGAGAATATCACTCAACTCTGCTTCTTTGTACCCAACAATCACAATTCCAGAAAATCAAAGAGTAATTACTTTATCGTCTCCTGAAGACGGGCAAGATGTTTCATACACTTTGTATAAAGTAGATGGTACTGGATCTATAGAAGATTTCAATGGATCATCGACGCTATTTCTAGAAACTACAGAATCCGATTCTCAAGCATCCACAGTATGGAGTAATTTAGTTTTAGTAGAAGGATCTTTGGCTGTGGAGGAGGGCGTTTTTGAGGCTACAGATGCAAATAAAACAATAGTTCTTGGTGCTGGGCCTGTTGTAGAAAAAAGCATTCAATTGTTTATAACAAATGCAGGATCAGACTCATCAGGTGCATGGACGCAAATAGACAATTTATATTTTGCCTCTGGCCCTAGTCACAAAGTTTTTGAAGTTTCTTATGATGACAACTTTGCCGCAACTTTATTTTTTGGAAATGACATCTTAGGTAAATCGCCAACAACTAATTCTGAATATTTAATACTTTACAGAGTTGGTGGGGGATCCCGAGGCAATATAAAAAACAATGTAGTTCAAGCTGCTATATCAACAGGAAACACAGCAAATACTAATACTAGAGAAGCAGTGTTAACCAACACTTCAGTGGGTTCCGGGGGGCAAAATGCTGAGACAGTGGATCAAGCTAAAAAATACGCTGGTTTGTCATTTAAATCACAAAATAGACTTGTCACCATTGATGATTTTTCTACTTTTGCGAATACATTCTTTTCCCAATATGGTGCGGTTGGAAAAGCTAAGGCTGCTGTTAGAGACGCATACAGCTCTGCCAATATCATAGATCTTTACATTTTACAGGTGGCATCTGACTCACAACTACAACGCGCTAGTGTCCAATTGAAAAAAGATTTATTGGATGCGATGCAACCTGTAAAAATGTTAACAGATGAAATCGTAGTTGTTGATGGTTTGATTAGATCTTTGGATTTATCAATTACTGTAAAATATGATAAGTTTAGAAAAAATTACGAAGAAGAAATAAAACTAAAAGTAAAGAATAAAGTTTTAGAATATTTCTCACCAAGAAACTGCGATTTTGGAAAAAACTTTGTTTTTTCTGATTTGAACAGGTTTGTGTTTACCTTGCCTGAAGTTGTATATTGCATGCCTGACAATACTCCCGAAATAATCCCCGCAGAATTTAATGAGATTATTCAATTAAACAATCTAATAATAAACATGGAGGCTATCTAATGGCATTCATTCAAAATATACCATTCAATACTAAAAATTATTATAAACATAATTACTATCAAGTATTGGAAAACATTATCCCTAAGGTATATTTTGAAGAGGATAAGAAACTTGTGGTTTCGGAAGAGCAAAACCCAGTAGACCAATTAATTTTTTCACACATAAAATTAGCTCAAAATTTTAACAGTATAATAACAGTTCAAACTAGTGGAGCGGGGATAGATTTTGCAACACTTAGCGGAATTAGCAAATATTTTATAAAACAAAATGGGTTAACTGAACTAACTCCAACGGAGTTTGAAATAAATTTACTGTACCCAATACAAAAAACATTCAAAGATTTTAAAACAAAATCAGAGTTTGAAAATTTTGTCTCAGGCACCTTTTTGCCCAACATAATACTTAATTCACCTACATATTTATTTAACACAGGAAATATTGCGTCAGCACACACATACTTAATTGAGAACCTTGGTCTTCTTTATCCACTAAACACTTCACAATACCCGATAGGAACATACCCAACACAACCTTCCGCACTTTTAACTCGATTACTTGTTGATAATTTATATGAAGGTATCCCAATCACTTTGAATGAAGTGATAAAGGCTTACACTGAATTTATCTGGAAAAATTATTCATCGTTACGCACAGCTAAAACACTAGATTTGATTCCTACACAATTCTTGTCATCTACAGGAGAATACACTAGTGGAACTCAACAACTAGACAAGGCGAAAACTTTAATTGATATAGTTTACTCTCCTTTGACTATTGATCGAGGTGATTTTAGAGTAAGAAATGCCTTTCAAGAATTTTTAAACTTAAATGATTTTGAGGTTGAAGTTTTAAAGCGAGGACCTTTCAGTAAATTTGTGCAAGCAATTTCGTATGGAATGTACGATGTCAATTCCGATGTTGACAACTTGTCTATCTTATATGACATAAATAACTGCTCTAAACAAAATCTTGTTTTATTAGCTCAATTCATTGGGTTGGAGTTAATCGGAAATGATGAATCAGTTTGGAGAAGACAGCTAAAAAGTGCCATTGCATATTACAAGTCTAGAGGTACAATGCAAGGGCTTGTCAATGTTGTAAATTCTGTTTTCGGTGATACTGGGTACGATGTAAGCAGTAAGATAAAATTCCAATATGAGTCGTACATCCCAAACATATTATATTTTTGTTTAGCTACTGAATCTCCAGTATTCAGCAGCTTTAGTTCTTGGAATAGGGATACCGCAAAATCAGCGGGGATACAAGAATATTCAGACAAAGACATGGACTTGAATATTCGATATGTTCTTGACAATATTTTGCTCGGAGCATACATTAGATTCCCTGACAAATTTAAGATAGGTACAACTGCTTTCGACTCCAACACAATTTATACATATCGGGATCGTCAAATAAATATACCTCCTTGGGAGTTAATCAAGTATTATAGATACTGTGAAATAGATATAAAGTTGTTGAATTACTTTGAAGAAAAATTAGTTTGTTTTGGTGTAGATAAAGATGTAGCTGCTTCTTCAATGCAGTATATTAAAGACAACACCATTGATGCCCTTACGGATATTGGATATAAAAACAACTGGCTATTTTTCACATCAGCAGCGACTGTTCCTCCGAATTATGATCAAATAGTCAACAATTTTCAAAAGCAAAAAACCAAATACATTTCTCTTTGGAATGGAAAGTCTTCTACATTCAATGTTACTTTAGCTGCAAGTGATTTTACTTACAACAAATATGAATCTGCATTGAATTTGTCTGAGGGTTTTAAATTTTTAACCAGATCAATCCATAGTGGATCTCCTGCTCACTCAATACCTAATATTAACCTCACAGTTTTTGGTGTAGATGAATCTGATTTTGCAGACTTTACTTGTCAGGAATATCAAAGTTCTCTAGCTGACTCCTTTGATTTGTTTTACAGTACAGCACCTAATTTGGGGAGCCTAACATCGTTTGAATCAAATGATATAACTTTTGATTATTTCTTTGATGATAACTATACAACAAATAACCCTAACAATATTTCAAGAACGACTTTTAGAAGAAGAAATCTAAAAAATATTTTACCCAAGGATGGTTGGTACAACAGAACTGGATTTAATATGCCAACTTATCAGCCAAGTTTAAATAATCATTCTTATAAAATTTTAGGATACATTCCTTCTTCTAATTCATTTATGCCTGTCTCTTCTCATAATAATATTCCTGATGTTTATGGAATTTGTGAAAATAATACGGCTAATACCACTTACAATGGAGTTACCACTAGCACGACTTTTAGGTGTCGTGGAGCTAGTTCTTTGGATGATTCAACTTGCATTCGGTATGCTACAAGAGGAGAAACACATCCAATATTCTTTGTAATATTTAAAACTATTACAAATAGAGAATACGAAAAATTTACTTCCGCTCTTACGGATAAACTTTACTTGGCGAGCTTTGGTGATTTCTCAGATTATGCCGATGTAGCACAATCTAAAACGAATGAGGCGAGCGCATTTAACAATGCTAATGTTTATTCTAATTTTGAATTTGGCCGAGGACTATCAAAATTAGCCTTCGCTTATTTTAACAAATATTACACTTATGGGATTCCTGATGAATACAATAGAAAAATAGGTGGGTACAATATACTATCTCATACATATGGACCTCACATATTTAATGGATTATTTACTGAACTTGATTTAGGAAACCCCACACTATCTCAAATCATAACATCTTCCTATGATAATGAAATTAGAATGACATCTGAAGATGGTGGTGTATTTAGTGATAGTGGAAAAACATACCTAACTCAAAAATATATTGATGATGGAACCTCGGTGTTCTTAACCGATGTTGAGTATGTTAATAACAACATTTTGAGGCAGGTAGAGTTTGTAACATCCCCCGGAAATTCAAAACAAAATTATTTTTCGGTAATCAATATAGATAGATCTTTACAAGATAATTTAACTACCAATTTTTCTATAGGTAATAATTTAGTTAAAATAAAAAATACAAACGCTGTCGGTATACCTCGATTAAGATTTAATTTAAGAAAAACTGAAAATACACTTTTACCGAACCACGAATTTGTTCTAACCATTCCATCATTCGTGGGTAATGATTTTGGTAATTACATTGGGGGAGCTACATTAGGCGTTTGGATTCATACAAATCCAGAAGACGGAAAATTTTGGTCTTGGACTAAAAATAAAACTTGGGAACTGCAAGATGTAAGTTCTATTTCTTCAACAAAAGTAATAAACGACATTTGCATTAAGTTTGTGTTCGAGAAAAAAACACCGTCTGGGTTAGACCCAGTATGTTTAAAATCTCTTTCGGAAAATGTTCCTTTAGTAAATATAAAAAATTTATCTAAAGATTTAATGCAAAATAATATTGTTGAGTTTAATACACTTAATAACTTCTGTGTTTCTGGGGGGTACACTGGTGGGTCTGTACACAAGGAAAACCAATCTTATGTAATAGAAGTGTTTATGCTCCCAGACAATACCGGAGAATCTTATTTATTAATTGAAGAGCTAAATATGTATGATAAAACATTTAATACTTTTGCGGAAGAATATTCCCCTAAGGATCTAAGAACTATTCTATTATTTTTTAGGGAGTTAGGATCAGGATCGCACACAAGAAGTATTACTAACAGTAGTTTAGCAGGAAGTAGGCTATCTTACAAGATACGCCCAGAAATGGAAGGGCCTTCACCTTCGTCAAAACAATATACATCAATCACAGCATACTAATATGATTTCAGGAAAAGTAGACATAACAGCAACTTATGAGGATGGAAAGCAAGAACTGCTTTTCTCTGATGATAATTTAATTCTGGATAATGCTGGTGATGTTATTTGCACTATGTTAACAATCCCACCGGATACTAGTGCAGTTGCACCTAGAATTTTTGATACATCTAATTTTTCTATTCAAGCGATATCTTTTGGGAAAGCTGGATTAAATTATTTTTCAAACGCGCATTCAATAGATGATTTTTCTGCATCAGGAAGAGATCAAAATCAAATCTGGATTTATCAAAATCCTAAGATTTATAATGGTACAACATATAATCACGCTCCCATTATTTTCCCACAAGAAGCCCCCAATCCTGTAGATGAAAAATTAACAATTATACCTCCTTACAAAAATGTCATAGTTTACCCTGATGGAGAAGTGGAAGAAACTGCCCCCTCTGGGACAGATATTAATATTTTAGGAAACCTTGTTGGTTGGGGGCAAAATAATTTTGGTCAAGTAAATATACCTCCAAATATTGCCGAGATAAAAAATGTTGATTCTGGGCTTTATCATGTAGCTGCAATTACTAAAAATGACAGAGTTGTTTGTTGGGGAAGAAATCAAGAGGGGCAATCAATACCGCCACTTGGGCTAAACAATGCAAGCACGATAGCCGCAGGATATTTTCACACCATTTGTTCTAAAAAAGATGGTTCTATAGTTTCATGGGGTGCCAATGATTTTAATCAAAGAAATTTATTTGTAACTACATCATCTTTTGAAATATTTAAAAAATTATCAATTACCAATGGGCATGTGATTGGAACATACGATGAAACATTTAATTTGACTCCAACAAGTATTGTAGAAATTCCAAAGGGTTGGGGTTCTAATTCTGATGGACAAATTAATATTCCAGAAGATCTCGTTTCTGGTGTTATTCCCGAAGTTGCGCCATTAGATACCTTATTTATAAATAGTAGAGATTCTTTATCTTTAGCTATTCAACGAGGTAGTAGTCAATTCCCACATGGGGAATTATTTTTATGGGGTGGGAGTGCAAATGATCCTAGACGAGTAGGGGGAACTTATCAAATTTATGATCCGTACACTCCTCAAGGATACGGACAGTTCATAACTATAACTGTCCCACATGCTAATTATTATTTAAAAGTTGAAATTGGTCCACGCCATTGTTTAGCACTTAGGTATTTTACCAGTTCTCCGAGTGCGGGAGTGGCTTGGGGTGGGATCAATGACGCTCTTGTAGTTTGGGGGACCTCTGGAATTTATACTCAATACCCACCTTATGATTTAAATTTAGGTAGAGTAATAGTTCCTGAAGTTTTAAGGCCAATTTCGTATACTGAGATATCCAGAATTCAAATCGTAAAGCAAACAGGAAACAGTAGAACCACTGATAGAAATAGAGTTTATTTCACATCAGGGGCAAACACAAATCTCACATATGTAGTTCAGTGGCCGCAGTATACTAGTGGCCCTGTTTACACACCATGGGGATATGATTTCTTCGTGGATCCTACAAGCGCAGTACAAGATTCTGGGTATATTTATAAGACAAAAAGCAACACAGTTTCTACATTCCCTACATTTGAACAAGGAAGTCCCAACAGCGTATCAACTCCTGCTGGATGGCCTTCCGTTACTGACTTAAGAATTTATCCAACATATCTACCTTTAAATTATAAGTATTTGCATTCAAACATACCTCCTCAGGTGCAAGGAATAGTCTCATCTATTTACCAAGGAAAAGATAATAATGGAAGGCCATATGGTGTCGTACTAACCACTGATGGGTCTGCTGTAAAGTGGGGATATGACGGTGTAGAATGGTTAGGTACAGGATTTACGGGATTGTATGGGGATGAGCAAGAAGATAGCAATAGATATTGGAAATTACTTAAAGCGACTGGAAATTTTGCTGAATTCCCCGGCACACTCCCCATAAATCCAGAATCAATAGGAATTAATTACAATACTTCGTCAGTTCCTACAAATATAAAAAAGGTAGATGCAGGTGCTGATTTTTCAATAGCTTTAAAAACTGATGGAAAAGTTTATGCTACCAACTTCTTACCCGTTCCAGAAACATTAAATAATTCAATTATTACAGACATCGCTGCGGGTGCTTATCATGCTTTAGCTCTCCTACAAGATAAAACTGTAAGTGCGTTTGGATTAAACGCATTTGGTCAATGTGATGTGCCCACAGGATTAACAAATGTGTGTGCAATAGCTGCTGGAGGATATCACAGCATTGCTTTGCAAAGTGATGGCACTGTGGTTTGTTGGGGCAAAAATGATTATGGTCAGTGTGATGTTCCTGTAGGTATTACAGCAAATAAAATATCTGGTGGGCATTCACACACCTTAATTTCGGATGTTAATGGGCAACTGTATGTGTTTGGAAGAAATTCGGAAGGGCAGGCAAACATCCCTGAATACGCGGACACTAGTGCCTTAGATTACACATTTACACCTAAAGTTCTTGCCGCTGGTGGGTATTTTAATACAGTTCTTTATGATTTAAACATATCTTCATACGCACAAATTTCTGATACCGAGATTGAGCCAACAGAAATTACGGAGGAACAAATATCTGCACAGGTTTATAACAGCCTTAAAAATGGGCAAAATGTTAATTTAATTCCATTCTCTAATAGAGTAATAGATAAAATTAAAACTTCGTCCGGGATACGGGAGATTGCTCTATCAGCTAATCAATGCTTGCTAGAGGGAGCATTTTGCCCATCAACGCCTGTAACAATTAAACTAGTTAATGGACCAGCATCAGCACCAATAACAGTAGCACAAACCACAGTTCAAGCTAACGGTGATCATTTTAATGCAAAAGGTGTGATGGATTTTAGAGGTTTTGTTTTCCGCAAGGCTTTTGGGTTATCTCAAACAGGCGCAAGTCCAACTAATGGTACAGTTAGTTATTCAACTACAATTCACCCAAATGATGTCCTCTTCTCAGATCTGTATGGGGGTATAACTAGTTTAGGATTATGGTCGTTTAATTTAAATAAAATGACAAAAAATGGAAACCTGCCTCCATACACCTTTACCAGATTTCCTACAGATAATGCTAGAAATCAATATGAAGATCCAATTGATTTTCAGCTATTTGCTAAAAAAGTCTATGATGTTAATATAACGAGGCAATCGTCTAACCCTACTAATTTTCTTACGGCTAGACCCCAAATAAGTATTACTTGGACTTTAAAATTTATGTGATTTAGACAATTTGAATATATAATATAGTATGAATAATATAGAAACATTTAGTCCTACGGGGCACTTAGAAATAACTAAGGTTTGGAAAGACGGACGATCAGAGTTAGTCTTTTCCGATCATAACATAATTGTTAAAGGTATGGGTTATAGTTTAACTAAGTTATTTTCACAAACAGATAAAAAGATAACTGATTATCAAATTAGATGGTTCCAAGTAGGGACGGGAACACAAAATTTAATTACTACCATAACTAATTTATTTAGACCTGTATCTGATTATGGGGGAAATCCAGATAATATAGTATCTAGCCTTGTTATTTCAACTTATACTAATGGTACGATAGCAGCCCAGCAATTAGTTAATATTCCATTCAATTTTATAAAGCGAATAGATAAAACCAGCGTTCAGTTTGGATTAGTTTTAGGTGAGAATACAGCAAATAATCTCACCAACCCACTACAAGAAATTGGGTTATTTATGTCTAATCCAAATAATGTTTCCCCAATTCAACCCATGCTAGTAGCTTATAAAACATTCCCACAAATAGAAAAAACATCTGAGTTTTCTCTTGTTTTTAAATGGACCATAACATTCTAAGGTAATTTCATATGGCTTTCAATGAATTAGATTTATACTTAACTTCAGGAAATACCGGGCTGTCTAACACATGGGCAGACACGGTAAGTAAATTTACTCCAACTAGTTTTTACAACTGGGAGCAAGATAATGAACCGTTACATGACTTAGATGAAAGAACTAGAATATTGTGGGAGCGAGCAGGCCGTCCAACTCAAGACGGAGCTTCTTCAGTTTTAGGGAGTGTTTATGTTGTTTCAGCAAATGCAAATTTTGTCGGAAATTCTTCTGGTATTATTTTTAAAGATTTGCAAACTGTCTTTGATTCATTACCTTCTTTAGTTACTCACCCAATAATAATTGAAATAGCGTCTTTAGGTGATCTTGGGAGTGTTTGTTTAAAAAATATAAAAGTAGCAAAAGGATGTGATGGTGCTGGTATTGAAATCATTAATAGAGCTTTTGCTCGTGATTACAGCACATCAGCAGTTCGTTACATAGAACCTAATACAATTCAATCAGAAAATTTAATAGACGAGCTTCTTGAAACAAAATCTACAATATTAAACAAAACAATTTTTACTGGAACCGGGGATACCAATTTTACAAATTCCCGTGGTTGGATATCTCGTCAACCTTTTGGTAGATCAGGGTACAATACTCCTGATGTTTTACTTAATAGATCTGTAACTACTAATAGTCTAACAACAAATGAGTTATCATTTGGAACAAGCTATTTTACTACAAAAGATGAAAAAACATTTATAGGAGGAGCTTCAGCAACTAGACCAGTATTAACTAATGGTGATTACAGTAATGCTGCGGTTTATTTTAATAGATTTGATTCATTCCATATAGAAAATTGTACAGGCCCTATTTATGTGAGAAATATTTGTATTGACTCGTTCTCTACAAATAATACTGTTGGAATTAAAATTGAAAATTGCACAGACCTTATTTTAGAAAATGCGACGGTGATGGGTGGCGGAAATTATGGAATAGATGCAAATAATTCTAATTTTAAAATTCGTAGAAGTTTAGTTTGTGCAAGAAATTATCTAGGGGGTGGAAGATTAACTGATTCCGAAGATAACGCTGGATTGCGTGCAAAAAACTGTACAATTTCTGTTGATTTAGAATCCACAACAAATGGCCCATCTTTGTATGGTGTGAACTCTCCATTCATCTTTGCACATCAAGC